GGACTTAGATGAATATATATTTTTTCTTTTTAGATAAATTATTTTTTTCTCTTTTCTTATTTATTTTGTTCATTTTGTACATAAAAGAATATAATATACTAATAATCAATTAGTTAACTAGTGTACAAATTAAAAATTTTGTACATAAAAAAAACTAAAAAGTGTACAACTTTAACTTAAAACGATATGTTTGAAATAAATGATAGAGTATTTCACATCCAATATGGATGGGGTGAAGTATATGATACAAGTAAGACGGGTATTTTTTATGTTAAGTTCGACAATGGAAATTCATGTGCATTTAGCACTCTTTTACAACCTTTGCTTTCTTATACTGAATACACATTAGAAGGATTTACATTGGAAAAACCTAAACCTAGTTGGTGGTCTGTTAACCAAGAGTGGGTAAATGCAGGAGTAACAGAACATTTTATGGATTTCCTAGAAAGAAACTTTGAACCACCAGTACGCAAATGCAAGTAACCATATTCTCAAATATTAAGGAGACATCTGTCCCATTCTATCGGGATGTCTTGGCTATACTCTCCAGAGTCAAGGAGGGTAAGTCCAAAGACATTGTCCGCAAGATTAGATTGGAAAAAGATAAGGAGCTACGTAACAAGCTCAAGCAAGAGTTGCCTGCGATATGTTTCTCAGGTACGTTCTCTAAGCGTGAAGACTCGGCTCTCATGGAGCATAGTGGTCTGATATGTTTAGACTTCGATAACTTCCCATCCAATGATGAGATACTAGCCAAGAAAGATGAATTGGCTAATGACCCTTATACGTTTTCAGTTTTTATATCCCCATCAGGCAATGGCCTGAAGGTATTGGTTAAGATACCAAAGGATGCTAACAAGCACAAGTCATTCTTTAATGCACTGGAGGCTTACTATAACTGCGAGCAGTTTGATAAGACATCCAAGAATGTATCACGTGTGTGCTACGAGTCATACGATCCGACCATCTTTGTTAACATCAACTCTATTGAGTGGAACAAGATTGATGATGCAGAGATTGAGCACGTGACAAAGGACATGAGGCCGACCATCCCTATCGATGATGAGAACGAAATCATTAATAGACTAGCTAAGTGGTGGGATAATAAGTTTGGCTTCGTGTCAGGTGCACGCAACAATAACTTGTTCGTGCTTGCTATGGCTTTTAATGAGTATGGTGTGTCTAAGTCTGAGGCGATGTATCGCATGATGGCATTTGCATCTGAGGACTTTACAACCAAGGAGATTCAATCCATCATTGACTCAGCCTATCGTCATACTGACAAGTATGCCACTAAGTATTTTGAGGACACCTCACGTGTTGACTTTGCAAAGAATCAACTTAGCCGTGGCGTACCAAAAAAGGACATCCGTTCTCAACTGAAAGCCTCCGGAGTGGAGGACGGAACGATTGATTCAGTATTAACTAGAATCGAGGAGGAGCAAAGCAAGAATACATTCTGGACTAAGAGTGACAAGGGTGTGGTGACATTGATACACTACGAACTCAAGACATTCTTAGAAAACAATGGGTATCGCAAGTATGTGCCTGAGGGTAACAAGGGTTTCATCTTTGTACGCATCAATCAGAACTTGATTGAGATGTGCACAGAGGATGACATCAAGGACTTTGTGTTAAACCACATCCTTGATAACTTTCAGGATCTAAGCGTGTACAATTACTTTGCGGACAAGACCCGATTCTTTAGAGAGGACTTCTTGTCTATGCTTGACTCAGTCAACATCTATTTTGTGGAGGACACAAAGGATGAGGCGTACCTATACTTCAAGAACGGTGTGGTCAAGGTGACTAAGAACCAAACTGTCCTGCTTAACTATGAGGACTTAGGTGGCTACGTTTGGTCTGACCAAGTCATCCAACGTGACTTTGTGTTCTGCCCCGCAGATGAGTGTGACTACAAAACATTCATTCGCAACATCGGTGGCAATGATGACCAACGTGTGGCCTCCATCGAGTCTACCATCGGGTTCATCCTACATGCATTTAAGAATGGTGGCTACTGCCCTGCGGTAATCATTAATGATGAGGTGATATCAGAGAACCCTGAGGGAGGTACTGGTAAGGGTCTATTCATGAACGGCATCAGTCGCATGAAGAAGGCAGTTACTATTGATGGCAAATCATTCTCATTCGATAAGTCTTTTGCTTATCAGTTAGTGAGCACAGACACGCAGGTGTTAGTGTTCGATGATGTGAAGAAGAACTTTGACTTTGAGCGTTTATTCTCGGTAGTTACTGAGGGCATCACGGTTGAGCGTAAGAACAAAGATGCGATAAAGATTCCATTCCATAAGTCACCTAAGGTTGTCATCACGACCAACTACGCTATTCAAGGTAAGGGTAACTCATTTGAGAGGCGTAAGTGGGAGATGGAGTTCAAGCAATTCTATTCTAAAGACTTCACACCTCAGGATGAGTTTGGTCGGTTGTTGTTCAACGATTGGAGCCAAGATGATTGGTGTGCGTTCGACAACTACATGATCAAAGTATTGCAGGGCTACCTAAATACTGGCTTGGTTAAGTGTAACTTTGTAAACCTTAAAGAACGCAAGTTCAGGGCAGAGACTAACGCTGAGTTTGCTGAGTGGGCTCACGAATTTGGGCCGTCATTCATACCAACAAATCAGCGATTCAGACCTGATGATGTGTTTGATAAGTTTATAGCGGATAACAACGGAATGTTCCGTATGCTATCTAAGCAACGATTTAATTCGTGGCTACGTACCTACTGCTTGCATTTAACTGGTAGCAACCCTGTAGAGGGTCGTGATGGTGCAGGTAAGTGGATGGTGTTCCCATTAAAAGAAGATAAACAATTAGAATTATTATGACAACAGTCAACTCTTTAAGTGGAGGCAAAACATCATCATATATGGCGGCTCATTTCCCAGCTGACGTAGATTTATTCTCTTTGGTTAGAACCACAGATGAGTCGTGTAAGTTTAAGGACGATGCAATCAGAAAGATTGTAGAAGACAGGCTTCAGACTGATTTTATTGGTACGCTAGAAGAGGATGCAATTATCTACACGATGCTAGATTTAGAGCAGTATCTAGGTAGAAAGATTACTTGGATAACCGGCCCAACTTTTGACTCAATCGTTAACAAGAATCGCAAAGACAATGGGGAGTATTATAAATACTTGCCTAATGTAATGCAAAGATTCTGCACGGTGCATATGAAAGTTAACCCAATCTTTGAATGGTGTAGAGCCAATACGGATCTACCTGTTGAAATGAGAATTGGGTTCAGGGCTAATGAGACTAGACGTGCCAACAATATGTTGAAGCGTTGCGTAGATGGCATTGAGAACTTTAGGGTTATCAAGTCAACTAACGAGCGTGGCAGACATAAGTGGCACTCTATCCCATACCGCACACCAAGATTCCCTTTGATAGAAGAAAACATTTTAAGAGAGCAGGTTCACGAGTATTGGAAAGATAAACCAGTAAGGTTCGCTTACATGAACAACTGTGTTGGATGTTTCCATCGTAATCCTGCTTTACTTAAGTTAATGTCGGAAATTCAGCCCACTAAGTTTGATTGGTTCGCTAATCAGGAGACCGACTCGGCTAGATTTATTAAGGGTACATCTTATAATAAAATCAAAGAATCATTTAAACAAGTGGAATTATTTGAGTCGGACTTTAATGAATGCGACTCAGGTTTCTGCGGACTATAACTATGCCAGATATTTCAATGTGTCCTGGGGGCAACTGTCACGATAAGCAGAACTGCTATCGATACACAGCAAAAGCAAGTGACTACCAATCTTATTTCATGACACCACCTGTAAAGGAGGATGGTACATGTCAGTATTTTTGGAACAACGAACAATACGATAACTATAAAAAAGAAGATGCCATACTTGAATCATAACATTCCAACACTAACTTGTTTCATACGTAACGAGTTTTTATTTAACCATACCAAGGGGCATGGAGAGCACACGCTATGTGACGTTCACTCAGTCGCATCCATTGAGAAAAGAATCCCTTTGTTTGAGGCATTCTTGGAGAACGGAGTCAACTGGACACGCAGACCTATCCACGCATTCTGTTGGAGAAAAGATGCGGAGGAGCTACCACTTACTGAGTACATGTATTGGGACTGCTTTAGCTCATACGTAGATGTTCAGGTAAGAGCACGCATGTCAGGGCTAAGAGCTGACCTGATTTCAATAACAGGAGTAAAGAGAAAAGGTGTTTACTTGTTTACGCTAGACTGGGCATTTGAGAACAAGAGTATGCTAGATACGAACTTCTCTGAGACACCTGAGCACAAGTGTGGTCACGTGTTTAAGATGGACAATGGCAACTACTTTATCTATCCTAACAACAGAATCATTTGGATGGACAATGCTTGGACTTACAATCGCATTGATAAGAACCCTGGCTATCAGATTGACATGTCGGTGTACTCTATTGAGAACAAGACAAACTACGAGACTGATTATAGTTATGTAACTGAGTTTAAAGAAGAAAAAAAATGAAGCTATACACGGAAGAACAGTTGTTAAATTCAATGCAATCTGTTAGATATTATGTTAATCATTATAGTGAAAATGTTGTTGATAAAATAATTGACAACCACGTTAAAGCATTGAAACCTATAGAGATACCAAGTGATGATGATATTTGTGATGAAGCAGAAAGCATTGCTCATAATTATTTTGTAATGCAACGCAATCATTATCAGGGATTAGAAGAAGGTGCCAAGCGAATGGCATATTGGTTAATGAAGAACTTTGAACAAAAAGACAATGGGAAATAAACAAACAGCAGTAGAATGGTTGGCTAATCAAATAGCTGAAATGCCTAATACTTATTTAACTGGCAAGTATGGGTTTATTGAATTATCTGGTGTTGTAGGAGATAAAGTTTATCGAATAAATGCAGATATAATGTATTTAATCGATGAAGCCAAACAAATGGAGAAAGATCAGATGATAGAATTTGCTATGCATCTGCATAAGGTAGATGACAGTAAAACTGGCACAGATATTCTTATGGATGAAGCAGAACAATATTACAACGAAACATACGCAAATGATACAACTGAGGGATTACCAAAAGAAGATAGTAAGCGACGGGCTTGGCATTATTAAAGAGCACGGTCTACTATATCTATCCATGGAGGTAAGAACTGGTAAGACCATGACATCCTTAGCTATATGCGATGCGTTGGGTGCTAAAGAAGTATTGTTTATCACTAAGCTAAAGGTGGTGCCGGGTATCAAGAAAGACCATAAAGATTTAGGTTGTAACTTTAACCTTACGTGTGTAAACTATGAGTCGATTCATAAACTTGAGGGGACAAATTGGAACCTCATAATTTGTGATGAAGCACACACGATGGGTGCATTCCCTAAGCCTAGCAAAAGAGCGAAGCAGGTTAAAGATTTGGTAAAGAAGTCTAACGCAAAGGTTATATTTCTATCGGGTACACCGACACCTGAGAGTTACTCTCAGATATACCACCAACTTTATGTGCATCCTAACAACCCATTCAGATCGTATGTCAACTTTTATAGGTGGGCTAATGACTATGTTAAAGTTAAAATAAAATACATAGGTGCAATGAAAGTTAATGACTACTCAGGTGCAATGAAGGATAAGATTATGGATGCCATCAAGCATCTAATGATATCATTCACCCAAGAGAAGGCAGGCTTTACTACATCAGTAGAGGAGGCAGTGCTTAGAATTGCAATGAAGCCAATGACATACAAGTTAGCTAACAAGCTAAAGAAGGACTCGGTTGTTCAAGGTGATGACGATGTGATTCTTGCTGACACTGGTGCTAAGATGATGAACAAACTTCATCAGATGTATTCCGGTACCATCATACTTGAATCAGGCAAGCGGTTAGTGTTTGACTACACCAAGGCTGAGTATATCAAGGAGCAGTTTAGAAACAAAAAGATAGGAATCTTTTATAAGTTCAAAGCTGAATGGGATGCATTGAAGTTTGTTTTTGGAGAGGACTTAACAGATAATCTTGATGAGTTCAATACCACTCGCAAGAACATCGCTCTTCAGATTGTATCAGGCCGTGAAGGGATCAGCCTCCGCAATGCCGACTTCTTGGTGTACTATAACATAGACTTTAGTGCAACATCATATTGGCAGAGCAAGGACAGGATGACCACCATCGACAGAAAGTTTAACAAGGTGTATTGGGTATTTACGATTGGAGGAATAGAAGAAAAGATTTATGAAGTGGTTCAACAAAAAAAGGATTACACTCTAAATTTTTTCAAGAAAGATTTCTTAAATTCGTAGCCCCATGTCAGAACAACAAATCCAATCCAAACGAATTAAGCAACTAGAGAAAGAAGGGTACTACGTTCTTAAGTTAATTAAGACTAACAAGAACGGCATACCTGACTTACTAGCTTTGCACCCGACGAAAGGAGTTTTGTTTAGTGAGGTGAAGACACCAACAGGAAAAGTATCGGACTTACAAAAATTTAGACTAGATGAGCTTAGAAAACATGGATTTAGAGTCGAAGTATTTCGAGGACAGACAGATGGTAGCAGTACCGAGGAGTCTTTTCGGGTGGATAAACTCGATGAAGGCGGATACTTTTGATCAGGTAACTGATGCATTGGTATACTTCTCAAACGAAATAAACGAAAATGATGATAGAAGTATCGTCTTTAACGTGGTAGGAGAAGAGCCCAAGTATTTTAGGTTCTTAGCTTCTAAAGGAGAAATAACGTTTGATAACCAACCTCCTGAAGATATGGTAGCAGTTGAGTTACTAGAGCAGATAGACATCGACGAATTTTTAGACGAGGTACTAGCTGGCAATCAAATTATTAAAGACAAAACAATAAAACGATTTATCGCATCTTATGAGCTTATTTGAAAAAAGAATTGCATACAAACCTTTTGAATACCCTGAGTACTATACAGAAGGATGGCTTAAACAAGCTCAGGCATTTTGGTTACACACAGAGATTCCCATGTCATCCGATGTAAAGGATTGGAATGAGAATCTAACAGAGAATGAGAAGCACGTGGTAGGCAATATCCTACTAGGCTTCGCTCAAACAGAATGTGCTGTGTCAGACTATTGGACAGGCATGGTGACTGATTGGTTTCCTAAGTATGAAATCATTCAGATGGCTATGATGTTCGGAGCTCAGGAGACTGTTCACGCAACAGCTTACTCGTATCTTAATGATACCCTTGGTCTTGATGACTACGAAGGATTCATGCACGAGCCTGCTATTGCTAGTCGTGTGGAGGCATTAACATCTGTGCCTCACCATTACAATTATAAGATTCTTTGCACCAGTGCACCGGCCCGTAGAGATGTGGCTAAATCACTAGCAATCTTCTCAGCGTTCACTGAGGGAGTAGCACTGTACAGCTCATTCGCTGTGCTCTACTCGTTCCAATTGAACAACAAGCTAAAAGGTGTTGGCCAACAGATGAAGTGGTCTGTAAGGGATGAGGCTTTGCATTCTAAGATGGGATGTCAATTGTTCCGTCACATGTGCGAGGAGTTCCCTGACCTAAAGACAGATGCCAAGGATGCTATCATCGAGGCGGCTAAGTTAACGCTTGATATGGAGATGAAATTCATCGACAAGATATTCGAGAGGGGAGACTTAGAGAACTTAAAGGCTTACGACCTCAAACACTTTATGCACAAACGCATCAATGACAAGTTAGTAGAGTTAGGCTATGACCCTATCTTTGCTTACGACCCTGCGGCCGCTGAACAATTAGATTGGTTCTACCAATTAACAGCAGGCGTTGAGCATTCTGATTTCTTTGCAACTAGACCAACAGCATACAGTAAAGCCAACGAAGGCGAGGACTGGAGTGACATGTTTTAAATTTAACTAAATTAAATAAAACGATGATCAAGCATCACCCAATTCACGAACAAGACCTAATAGATTTAGGTTTTGAGAAAGTACTTATCTCTAAACACGAGTCAGGGCATGAGCACGATTTCTATTACTACGTGTATGTAATATCCAATCACACTACCTTGATAACTAACGCTGATGATGAAGCAAAACTTGGCAGGTGGCATGTGTACTTATTTGATGATGACTTTTACTTTGACGAGATAGAGCCTCTAACAAACTTTTTAACATCTTTTAGCTATGCCAAACTCCCCGATAAAAATGGAGATAGTGTTGCCAGATAAGTCAACCGCTTCGATAGATGCAAGTAGCTCCGAGAGTGCTGTGCAAATGATAGAATTTTTACTTGAACTAATTAAATCTTTAGAAAATGATTAATCACGCAGAGAGCCTAGGATGGGAACTAGATGTAGATTTCCCAGCTTGGGGTAACTCACCCGAATACGTAAAGACAATCTCAGGTGGATACCTGCTTGCAGGAGAGAAACCAATAAACGCATACGCACGTGTGTCTCGTGCTGTAGCTGATAGACTTGGTAAGCCTGAGTTGGCTGACAAGTTCTTTCAATACATTTGGAATGGATGGTTAAACCTAGCCACACCTGTGCTATCTAACACAGGAACAGACAGAGGCTTACCTATTTCTTGTTATGGTATTGACATTGAGGACTCAGTGTTTGATATCGGAACCAAAAACTTAGAGATGATGCTACTAGCCAAGCATGGTGGCGGAGTAGGTGTGGGCTTTAACCGCATCCGTCCTGCAGGATCAAAGATATCTAAGAACGGTACGTCTGATGGTGTTATTCCATTTAGTAAGATATTTGACTCTACTATTCTTGCAACATCACAGGGCAATGTCCGTCGTGGTGCGGCATCGAGTAATCTAAACATTGAGCACAAAGACTTTGAGGATTGGTTAGAGATTCGTGAGCCTAAAGGGGATGTAAATCGTCAGTGCTTAAACCTACACCAATGTGCTGTGGTGGGTGATAAGTTTATGCGTAAGCTAGAAGATGGAGATGTGGATGCCCGTCGCAAGTGGGGTAAGTTACTGCAGAAGCGTAAGGCCACAGGTGAACCGTACATTATGTTCAAAGGCAACGTGAACAAGCAGAACCCTGAGGCATACAAGAAGAATAGCTTGAAGGTATACATGACCAACATCTGCTCTGAAATCGTATTGCACACAGATGAAAACCATAGCTTTGTTTGTTGTCTGTCATCAGTCAACCTAGCTAAGTACGATGAGTGGAAAGACACAGACTTAATCTATGTAGCTACATGGTTCCTAGATGGTGTGCTAGAGGAGTTCATCCAAAAAGCTAAGAACATGAAAGGCTTCGAGAATGTAGTTCGCTTCGCTGAGAAAGGTCGTGCTATTGGCCTAGGTGTACTTGGGTGGCATACATACTTACAACAGAAAGGTATTCCATTCGAAGGACTACTTGCTCAATTTGAGACACGTAAGATATTCTCTCAGATTAAGATTGAGTCTGAGCGTGCATCACGTGACATGGCCGCTGAATATGGTGAGCCACTATGGTGCGTAGAGACAGGTATGCGTAACACACACCTTCGTGCTATTGCTCCCACAGTATCCAACTCTAAACTAAGTGGTAACGTATCAGCTGGTGTTGAGCCTTGGGCCGCTAACGTATTCACAGACCAATCAGCTAAGGGTACATTCATTCGCAAGAACAAAGAACTTGAGAAAGTGCTAAAGAAGATTGGCATTAACACTAGAGAGATATGGGATAAGATTCTTGCCGATGGTGGATCAATCCAAGACATACCTGAGCTAGACAGTTGGTTCTATGTGAACGGTAAGTTGACAGAGAATCCTGAAGGCGATGACCACATCCCAGTTAAAGATGTATTTAAAACATTCAAGGAGATAAACCAATTAGAATTAATTAAACAGGCAGGTATCCGTCAGCAGTACATCGACCAATCTGTTTCGTTGAACCTAGCATTCCCATCTCAGGCTACACCTAAATGGATTAATCAGGTACACATGGAGGCATGGAGACAACGCATCAAAACATTGTATTATATGCGAACTGAGTCTGTTTTACGTGCTGATATTGCTACACGTGCAACCGACCCTGATTGTTTATCTTGTGATGGTTAAAATTTTTTATTAAAAATATACAAGTAATTAGATATTTAACTAAATTTACAAAGGTTAAAGTGATAATTTTTTTGAAGGGGAGGTGTTTATCGTTTTACACTTCCCCTTTATTTGTTTATGAAAGAGCATATTGACTATACTAACACAACAATTCGATTCATCAATAAGATGACGGATGAGATATATGAGGCTCTTATGGACAAAGAGTACGAAGATCTTCAGGATTCCATTTACATTCTAATCGAAAAATTAAATCAATTACGTGATGAAACCTTACCTAGAATACGCACTAGAACTACACCAGCAGGGAGACCTTAATAAAGCTGAGATTGCTAAAAGAGTACAGGAACACTACAGTATGCACGACCGCAACGTAGAGACTCTTCGCAAGAAAATATCCGCATACATTTTAAAGATAGAGCACAAGAGCCTCAGTGATGAGTGTGATGCGCAAGGTGCACCCGCAGGTGAGGTGTCGCACTACTGGCTAAAAACAGACAAGCATTCTATATTTGTTAAGGTTGACAAGAAAGACCCGATAGAAGCCTACCATGATATGCGAGCAGACATCGTGGCTGAGATGCAAAAGCACGCACCTGTATACCCTAAGTTAGATCGTAACAATAATCAAGATGGCCACCTATTAGTAGTTGACCCAGCTGACATTCACATCGGTAAGTTAGCCTCCTCATTTGAGACTGGAGATGATTACAATAATCACATCGCTGTTCAGCGTGTACTTGATGGTGTACGTGGTATTATACAAAAGGCATCAGGATTTAATATCGACAAGATTCTTTTTGTAGGTGGCAATGACATTCTTCATATAGACACACCAAAGCGTACGACTACGGGCGGAACTCCACAAGATACAGATGGAATGTGGTATGACAACTTTAGAGTCGCTAAGAAGCTATATATCGACGTCATCGAGATGCTAATTAGTATTGCTGACGTTCACTTTGTGTTCAACCCATCAAACCACGACTACACTAATGGTTTCTTTTTAGCTGATGCTATTGAGTCTTGGTTCCACAACAATCCCAACATTACATTTGATTGCTCTATCGCACACAGAAAGTATACAAAATATGGAAACAATTTAATTGGGACTACGCATGGCGATGGTGCGAAGACTCAAGACTTACCTTTATTAATGGCTCATGAAGCAAGCAAGGAGTGGGCAGAATCCAAACACCGTTACGTATATACTCACCATGTGCACCACAAGTCTTCTAAGGATTATATGGGCGTTTGCGTCGAGTCTCTCCGATCTCCCAGTGGTACCGATTCATGGCACCATAGAAATGGCTATCAACACGCACCTAAAGCGGTTGAGGGATTCATCCACCACAAAGAGAATGGGCAGGTTGCACGACTAGTTAATATATTTTAGTATTTTTGTGAAAACATAATATCATGACAGTACAAGAATATGTTAGTGCATTGATGGAGATTGAGAATATATCTCACATCGCACACCTACAGACATCATCATTCGCAGAGCATAAGGCTTTGAATGAATTATACGACGGAATTGCTGACCAGTTCGACGCATTCGTGGAGGCTTACCAAGGTAAGTATGGCATCATCAAAGGATACAAGTCTTTTAAATTAGATGAGTCTGTTGATATGGTATCTTATTTGAAAGAAAAGATGTCAGCATTTGAAATGTATAAGGCTACATTAACTGATGGCTACTTGCAACAAATGGTTGACAACACACAAGAGTTATTGAGTACAACTCTATATAAATTAAGATTTTTAAGTTAAAATTGCGTATAAGGTGATTAGTTAAAAAGGGGGCTCTTGGCCCCCATTTTTATTTTAGAACTTCACTTTTGTTTTTGATTTAGAAGCAGTTTTTTCTTCTTTAGCTTTCTTTTTATTTTTCAAAGCTTGATTCTTTACAATCTTCTCGATGTTTGTTCCATAACTCAAGAATTCTCTTGGCCCTAATGTACTAGCAGTTATGGCTCTAGGTATCAAGGATAATTTTAGTTGTTTCTTCTGCTCCTCTGTGTATTCTGTTTTATTCCCATACTTATCAGTGAAGTAACCTTTGTCTGCATCTTTATACGTTTGGTATATTTTATACAATGTTTCATAAGCGACATTCGGAACACCACCAATTAAGGACATTAAACTTTCTCCCTCTTTCGGGTCTTTTACATAGAATCTAAATGGAGTATCTAGCCTTTCTTTTTTCTTTGCTGTCTCTCTTTCTTGTAATGTTTTTCTAGGTTTACGTTTGCCCTTTACTTTTTTGCCTAATAATGATTCTGCATTTTTAGCAGCTTCTTTCTCGGCTTCTTTTTCAGCTTCTTTTTTAGCTTTTAGTTGTTCATCTGGAGTACCTCCTTGAATCATATCTAAAGCTGAATTAAGGCTTAATAATACTAAATCAGATGTAAATTCAGGTAAATTAAGAGCAAATTCATTAAAAAGTTTACCATAAAATATCTTATCCTTAAATTGTTCGTCTAGTAATTTATCCTCTTCGTCTCTATCGTCTCCACCTAAAGAAGCATATGCTGCTGCTAATAACCATCCTTGTATACCTCTTTGAACCCATTCGAATATATATGATTCAGCAATACCGGATGCTAAAGATTGTAAAGCAACAGCTTTATCTTCAATGTTAGAGTTTTTAGATGTAAGTATTGTTATATTTCTTGCATTCTTATCCTTTAAGTTAAATTGATAAGACGCAAACGGAAATACCAATTGACGAATAATCTTTGTGGTTGGATTTTTAGATGCAAGTAACTTTCCTCCCAACTCAGATACGTTCATATTTTGCTGATCTTGAACCATATATTCAGCGTAATCAGCAGCCTCTTCGTTTATTTCGTGAGTTTTCCAGTCAATATTTGTATCTAAACCTAAGTCCTTTAGTTTCTTTCTGTAGTATGCAAACCAAGAAACTTTAGCTACAAAAACGTCAGGCTTTTTTAAGAATGTTTCAATATAGAAATCACTTATATTTGAAGCACCATCTACCAATTGGTTTACATTCTTATTTTTATTCCTCTCTATTAAATTCTCTGCATAGTCTATGGATGTTTGAGACTCTGCACCACGCAAAGAAATACCATATCCAGAATTATTTAATGCTTTTATAGCATCATCATTCATATAATCTGCAAAGCTATTAAGATAAGCCTGTGGGTCGTCAATAGTATTGATTAATGTATTAAATGTCATAGGCAATGATTGCTTAACAGCAGCATTCATAGATCCTAAACCAATCTTTGTACCCATACGACTTACAGTAGAGAGTACCTTAGCTGCAATCTTAGTTTCATATAAACTAGATGTATCTGATCGCTCTCTTAATGCATTTATATTAAACATCAAACGATCCTTAATCATTTGTCTTTGATTGTAATCAGGAATCATTTCTTTAAATGCGTTTGAGTTTATATAACCCATATACCTTTGAACAAAAGGAGTTGTTCTTACATCTATTATGGTTCTTTCTAAAGCTTTAATATTACCAGAATCAAAGTCATAATCTCTAACACGGGTAACTTCATTATTCGTCATAGGAAGACCTTCTATTCTATTTATTTTTTGTAACGTACCAACACGCTCAGTTTTTATTGCATCAAAATCCATTTTAAATGAACCTTTAGTCAATAAATCAACGCTTGTATCTGAGGCTAATTTTTCATACATCTCAGGGGTATAGTTTGTATCTTCACCTAGAATTATACCATAATAATCGGCCGCCATTCTCTTAAATTCAGGATAGTATTTTTTCCATTCGTTTTGGAATTCCTGAACAGCAGTTTGATTTATAGGATCAATTTCTTTCTTAACACCATCGATATCTTTTTTATCTTTTATTTTTTGATATACCTGGTCATATAGGTCAGCTTTCTTGACCAATAAACTGTCTTTCGTCTTTTTCAATTCTTCAATCGTAAGACGTAATTGCTTCATCTTTCTATCGAACTCTTTTTTAATTTCCTCAGGAGTTCCATTTAGAATGGTTCTAGATAAATCAGCAAATATACCACGCTCGTATGCATTATATGCTGTATAGAAATCTTGGTCATTTGGTCTAGAGCCTTTAAATCTTTCTGAGTATTTATCAGCAAACTTATTAGCAATACTTTTACCATCAACAAATCCCTTAACAATTCCAGAAAACCCAGAGTTTCTTAAGAACTTAATACCCTTGGCTGTGCTTCTAAACATATTGACAACCAAAGAGTCCACCTTTGATACATAGCGACCCCATAGAGAACTATATATCTTACCAGCAAGAGGAATTCGTCCTAATAATCCATAGATTAATGGTTGGGCGACTAAACCTGCATTTAAATCTTTATCGGAATTAGTAACACCAACGTATGATTCATACACAGCTCCCATTCGAGTTGTAATACCATTAACGATTAAGTTCTCTAATGCATTTACAGCAGCCAATTGTTTATCAAGAGGCAATGCTTCAATGTCCATATTTAAGAAATTGTTAATCAAATCAAAATCGGCATCCAACTCATCAATCTCCCCGTTGGCCATCATATCACGTACAACATCAGAGAACCCCTCAAAGGCATTCTTAGTGTATTCTTTTACTATGTCGGACTTAGTAGAATCTGCATTCTCTACATTCTCTTCCACTGATGAGATGTAATTTTGAATGTCTTCTAATGACATAGTGTCGTCGATTAGTTTTGCATCCACCAAATATTGGTATTGATCCAATAAGATATTTTTATTTATCTCATCTTGGATATCTTTCTGCTCTTTAACATAATCATTTATTTCAGACAATACAGCTGCACGTCTTGCTAATACTTCTCCTTTAACTACTTTTACACCACGTACCGCATTGAACATTTGTTCAGTATAATCAATATACTCATCAATATCCTCTACTAAACTTGGTCTGATAGCTACGAGTCCTCTTGCTGCAATCTTAATATCATCAACTACAGTATCTGACTTAATAGCTTTCTTAATCTTAGCTTTTAAATCATTAGCCTGAGCTACCTTAGCCGCATACTCAGCGTTATCTAATACACGTTCAACTCTATTAAAGAAGTTCTCACGTATAGCAGGATTCATCAAATTAGATTTCAACCCATTCAATAAAACATTGGCTTGGGCTTGAGTTAACTTGTTCCCTTTCTGAAGTGACTTTATTTTAGCTACCGCATTAGCAATACTTGTTTGCACTGCTTTAGTAGCAACCTTTGCTCCTTTAGCTTCTGCTTTTAATGTAGCTTTCAATGCATCTAATTCATTGATAGCAATCTTATCTAAAGATCCTTTTAGAATACTATTTACTTTCTCTATGAATTTTTTTCTAGCATCTACTGTATCTAGCTTTTTGCCTAATGCATTGAATACAATATTAAGGTCTCTTTTGCTTAATGCACCTTGAATATTTTTCTTTACATAATCATTAATAAGCTTTCTTGCTTTTTCTGCAAAGTCAAATCCTGTCTTAGCAGCCTTAGATTCTACTCGCAACTTTTCTTTTAATCCTGTAACTTCATTAACAGGAACTTTCTTACCAGGCTCTTGACCTAATATCTTTTTAGCTGATGGGGCTTTCTTACCTTTTGTAGGTGTGACAGGCTCTTCTGTTACTTGCTCAACTACTTCTTCAGGTTGAACTTCTTCAGTAACTGTAACCGTTGGGCCACTGGTAACTTGCTCAGTGACTCCTTGAGTTGTTGGAGTTTGTTCGATGGCTCCGAAGACTTCATCGATGTCTTGTTCTGTTGCATTTTGCTCAAAGTTTTTAAGTGTGTATTGGTAAGCTATCTCTTGAGCACGTTGCCCACGGATTGTTCTTTTTTGATTGTTATTCGTATCTAAGTTTACAGATACTACATCACCATTTTCATCATAATTAATAGCAGCCATTGGATCGCTATAATTATTTAGTAAAGTATTACCCTCTATTGTTACAGAGTTGTCATCGTTTACTGTGATTTCTAAAGGTGCCTCCTCAGAAAGACCTAACTCTTCTAGAGATTGGTCTTGTATTTCATTGATGTTGCCAAGTTCAGTAATTCTATCGTCAGATTCAAACACAACTGTGCCATTCTCTTCAGTATACAAACTACCCCTTTTGCCATCTAATGTAAATACTTTAGGCTTATCTACTGCATCAATTATTGTTACAGCCGGGGTAACAACCTCTTCTGTAGTAGTTACTACTTCTTCAGTAGGAGTTACTTCTTCTGCTTTAACTTCTTCGGTAACGACTTCAGGTTCTGCTTGGGGTTCTCCTTGCGCCACTTCTCCGCTAACTCCGGTTTCTGGCTGTACAGGTACTTCACTTGTTGTTTGCTCTTGAACGGCATTTTCTGGTATTTTAGATAGTTGTTCGTTATTTTTATTTATTATCGCTTGCTTACTTTCAATTTCAGCTGCAATGTTTTTAACTAATTGCGGATTTTTATTTGCCATATAAGCAGATAAATCATCAATCTCATTTTGGACTTTCTGATTCTGTGCAATTAAAGCAAAAGCTTCCCTTTGTCCTTTAGTAGAAAGATTGTCAGGTATTTCCTGCAATATTTTTTTGCTATTAGCTAGTTCTTTTATAGATGCCTTAGCTTGATCTTCAGTAATCTTACCTTCGATAAATTGCACTTGCAAGTTTGCTAAAGTGGCTGTCATATGGTTGTCATCCAACACCAAGTCTCTCCACTCTTCAAAGTCAGCATCACTCATTTGCTTTCCTGACAAAGCTCTTTGGGCCCCTGAAATTGTACCACCCATAATAAGACCACCTAAGCCTTCTACGTGTGCATCATATAAAACCTTATCTAAAAATTCACCTGAAAGCAATTTAGGGTTTTCAAATAAGTCAATATTATTTGCCTTGTCATAAATTTCCTTAGTAACAACTTCTGTCGCAGATTGAAGACCACCAGTTTCAAATTCACTTAAGTAGGCTTTTGCTGCTGTAGTTCCTCCTTGTAAAATCATCTTACCTACAGCACTTTCTGCAACCTTTTTAGTAGCTAATTCTATAGCTCCTAACGTAGCATTTTTAGGAATCTGAGACAATACCATATTGGTAAATCTACCCAACAAAGGGGTGCCTTTACCTAATACATTTCTAAATCCAAAATCCTCTAAGAATCCAGATACAATCGCAATGGGAAGTGTTATCTTCTTTCTTTCGTTCTCATCCATTGAAGCTGTCTGAGGATTGTTATCCATCTCTTCATTTAGATTAGCATACATTTGCATTGCACCTGTAGCAAAACGACCATATCCACCTGAAGCCATCATAGGAATACTTTCAGCAACACCTAATACGGCCTGAGCAATATCCCCTGACTTCTTTTTTTCTTGAATAAATTCCTCAGTAGTACCCTCAGATTTTACTCCTTCGTAACCTTTCTTTAGAATTGGTTTAAACTCATTAATAACTTCTTTCTTAGAAAGGTCTTTAACTTTAGTTTGTATTTGATCTTCGGTAAGTTTGCCTTTTGATTCTTTGATAACCTTGTTTCTTAGCTCAGATTCCTTTTGCTTGCTTGCATAAGGTATTCCCATTAAATCAAGTATTTCAATACCTGCATCAATGGTTGCCCTTTGCATACCTTGGCCATACTTTTCGAATCCAGTTACAACAGAATTCCAAAGAGCACCACCCCAATTACCTTGCTTGGCTTTTTCCGCATAGTTTTGAGTGACTAATTTATTTAATCCCTTTACATCTTGATTTAACTGTGCAACATCTTGGTTTACAGTTTCAGACTCTTTATTTAATGATTCTTTTTGATTTTCTAAAGTAGCAATCTTAGCATTGACCGATGGGTCATTAGGGTTTAATTCGATGTAAGCATTTAACTCATCGTATTGTTTTGACAACAAATCAGCCCTCTTTTTTAAATCGACTTGTTTAATAGATAAGTCTTTTGATTTACCGCTTAAAGCTTTACCAACAAAATCAACATCTTTAGTAACACTCCCTTTAGGAGCGAAAAAAACGGGATTGGTATAATCAAATTTATTCTTCTTTTTTGATGGGTCTAATAATAGCAATCCCATGCTTTCTCCTTGTGTAGGAGATTTTAATATAGAACCCTTTTGACGAGGAGCCGTAGGTGAAGCAGACGCCCCAGAAACAGACAGAACTTCTTCTGTAGGTTGTGACGGATTTTTTTTTTTAGCTTCGCCAAAAAACTGAGTATAAAACTCTGTTTCAGGCTTGGTATATAAATCTTCAGAAACTAATAATCCATGTAATTTTTTTTGAGATTCAGGATTTGAAAACTGCTTCTCAAAATCATCAAATGATTTAGTGTAAAGATTCTCACTTACCAATAAATTATGTAATTTTTTTCTGCTAGTGTTATCCATCAATTATTATTTATAATGCGTCTGCTTTACCCGCCTTCTTAGTCTTTTGTTTTGCTGCAGCCTTAGGCTTTGCAGCAGATTTTGCTGCAGGCTTACTACCAGACAAAAGTAACCAATCTTTTTCAATAATTCCGCTTTTGTTGGATGGGTGAATAGCTTTAAATGTACTCTTTAAATCAGCTACAGTGTATACAGTTTTGCCATTAGCATCAACGTATTTAACACCGCCTGGTATGGTTATAATATTTGTAATTGAATATCCTTTATTATTTAAATCATTTGCTATATCTTTTGCAGCTTCACTATCTTTACCTTTTGATTGTATATCAGTTAGGTTATTTACAGCTACCTGTCTTAGTGTAGCTCTATTTACATCGGCAACTTTAGGCTTACCACCTCCGCCACCAGTAGTCTTAATGGCATTAGGATTAGTTGTTACTGATTTCTTTTGACCTGTTTTAGCAGAAATTAATTCATTTAAACTACCCACTGCCTCCTCTTTCATCTTTTCATCAATGACAGGTGCAGGGAACCCATTAGCATCTTTTGTTATAAATATAAGTTTTGCATTAGGGTTTGCTTTTAATTTTTCTTTCTTTTCTGAGTCTGTTCTATAAAAATCGTAACCCTCTCTTTCAGAAAGCACACGTGCTACATCATAAGGTGTAGCTACATAACTAGCAATAAATGTATCTTTAGCATTCTTATAATCAGGATTGTTTTCCATAGAGGATGTTTTGAGCAACCCTCTAGCTCCTAAATTAGATAATACATCATAAGTTGCTACCTTGAATTTATCGGCAGCTAGATCGTAGTTAACTATGTCATCTTGGAACTTATCGTATCTAGCTACAATGCCAGGAGTTGTTTCAGTTCCCTCAATAACCTCATTTGTATTTGGATCTATCTTAGCAAACATTAATCGCTTATCTTTAATAATAGGAGATGTGTTTTCTAAATCTCCTGTTTGCAAAAATATTTCATTAAAATACCTTCCCAATGGAGATTGTTTTTCAGCATCTGCAATTATTCTTTGTTCTGCACTAGCATAACCATCAATAGAAGACTTTAAATCGTTTACATCTTGAACTAGATTTTCTCTCTCAATCTTAGCATCCATTTTAGATATTTGGCCCGACTTTTGTAGATTCTCTAATTCTTGTAATCTATTAGCTATTCCATCTACTGCTTTGAATTTAATCTCCTTTATAGTAGGTGCAGACACAGCTTTAAACCCAGAACGAAGAGGAGCCATAGCTTTTTCAGTTTCTGAAGCTAATAACAAATCTTGTTTCTCTTGGAGTTTTTCTTGTTGCAATAAAGCCTTTTCATCCTCAGCTCTTTTTCTTTCTTGCAAATCAATAACATTGGAAACTAATCCAGTACCGATTTTCCCAAAATCAATTGGTTGGGTTGCTACATATCCTGCGTATTCTGCCATAATTATTGTCCTATTTTAGAGTATGGATTAGCATAGTACCCTGTTATACCACTAGGCATATTAAAATTCATGGGAGTTGTATTCAATTGGTTTGAATAATCTTTTACCGATTGGCCAAAAGCTGTATCCCCCAAAGTACCTTTGTTACCATAAATGTCTTTATATGATGCCAATGTTGCAATATCAGAAGCACCTTGTGCTAAACCGCCAACCCCAGCAGCAATATTACTAGCTCCTTCAGCAGCGGCAATCTGAGCCCCTTGAATTCTACTTTGTGCTAATGATGCTTCTCTGTTAGCTCTATTAGCTTCAATTTGCTGTGCATTTTGAGCTCTAGCTATATCACGTGCATATTGGGCTTCTTGTGCTTGTGCAGCTAATTGTAAATCTTGAGCTTGCGCTTGTTGATTTGCTGCAGTCAATCCTCCAAGAACAGTAGCTGCGCCACCCTCTTGTAATGCTTGTATATTACTAGCTTGTCTTGCTTGCATATTTTGTTGAGCCAACTCAAGCCCTAATGTAGGAACTTGAATATCCGCAAATTTATTAGCTTCATTAATGGCTGCAAATTGTTGGGCAGCCTTACTAGCCGCATTACTAGCATCTGTTCTTGCTTTTTGCCCTTGGTATATCTGGTAGCCAGAACCTAAGGCAGATATTCCTAAACCTATAGCGGCAGCTGTTCCTATTCCCATGTTATAATAATTTTATCATTTCGGTACATCCTTCTTGCGTTTTAATAAATCCGCAATTTTCGTATTTATCTATTAAGCTCTTATTGCGTAAAACAGTCCAAACAGCTTTGTGTCCTGAGTTTTTACACACAACAGAAATAGATTCAATTAAAAATTCAATTGCTTCTTTTCTGTCTTCTTCTTTATATTCAAAATTGGATACAATAAACTCACAAAAAGCAATACCTGAATTGGTTAAATAAGCAAAACCTGCGCAAATATTTATGTCTCCTTTTGAAACCATAAAACCACCTACTCCATTATTCGGTAGCATTTCTTTTGCCGGTGCTTCCCATCTCCAATCTTTCCACCACTTAACCAATGTTTCATCGTAGTCACTTTCGTTTAGTAACCTTATATTAAATTCCATTCTACAAATATAATTAAATTATCAAGGATAACTCTTAAATACATCAGAAGTTACCATATACATTTCAGTGTAATCTGTATCGTTATTTGTAAACTCTACGCTTAAGTAAGTGCCTCTTGTTGGGCTAGATTCTGCCACAGGACTTTTCTCATAAAGAATAAAACTACCATTTGTCGGTGCAGTGCCAGTCACACTCACGGTTACTGTAGTTGCGGTATGCGCAGTAATTGGCCCAATGCGTGTAAGTACGCCTGCGTTTACCCAATAAAGAATATCTCCTGTGCTAATTATATCGCCTATATTAAACGTAAATGTTAATAGACCTGCCGCATAAGTAGTTACATTGCCTATACCTTGAACAGATGTCATAGATACATCATTGGCAGATAATTCAGTTCTTCTAATATAACCATACCACGTCCCTTCTTTTAAGTCATACCAATCAGCATCAATGTAACCTTCTCCTTGATCAGATAAAATATCTGTTTCCCAAGCAGTAGTTGAATTAGTGGCTATAGTTTTAAATGACTTTGTCTGAGACGGTTCAGTATTAAAAATGGTAGTTATTTTAGATGGGTATAAAACGCCATAATAACTATTTCTAGTTATATTGGAATTATGCTTATATAAATTACCATTCTTAAATGTGTACAAATAATTATTCATAGACACCATCCACTCAGGTAAATATGAGTGGTATGATGTCCATCCTGATAATCTCGGAGAATATGTTATTGTATAGTTAGCCATATGCTTACAAATTTACTTATTTTAATATTACGGACAACTATAGAACGGTGTAATTTGAATTGAGCCATTGTATGCAGGTGGAGGTGTGCTTTGTGTAAGCGTAGCTCCTGTGTAAGTGTAGAATACAGGGGTCATACTAGGCAATACATATCTTCTTCCTACAGAAACTGGTACTATCGTAGTGTATGCAATACCAACACCAGGGGAACACTCAGACAACTCATAGTAAGTTGTCAATGTAGGACATCCTGTTAAACCTGTATCTGTAATTGATATTAATGTTCCACCAGGGCTTGATCCCAATACGCTAGTTATAGAGTAAGTAGACCCACCTGATTCAACTCTATCATTAACAGAGAATGTGCCTATCGCATATGCCTGAGAGTTAGCTGTAGATCCGTCAGAACACTTGTATAATGCATACCAATCAAAAGTTGGAGTAGGGCATCCCTCTTCTCCTGTTGTAGTAATAGGTATTAATTCGCCCTCAGGCTCAGTGTTTAGAATATCTGTAATAGTATACGTATCACCATCAGAAGTAACACGCTCATTTAAATCAAATGATCCTTCTGCGTATTGTTCAGAAAATATAGTATTTAATGTCTCACAATTCAATAACTCATACCAGTCATAAACAACTGGCTTTGTAGCTTGTGTAACTGCTATAGTAATGTCATCTGTACATCCTGATACAGTGATATTTAAACTTCTTGGAGCTCCTAAGTTTTCTAAAACCTCAACATATATCAGTTGGTTATTTGACCCAAATCTATCACTAATCGTCAACCATCCGTTAGTAGGCACCGTTATTACCCAATCTGTATTTGACTCAATATAGAATGATTTCTTTTGCACTGTGCCATTGAAAGATAAACTAGTAGGCGTTACTGAGATATAACAAGTTTCAATCTTTCTATCGTTATCTACAGCTAAAACATAATGCTCGAAGTATGGATCAAACATACCTAGTTTTACTGTATTGGTATCTAGGTTCGCCTTAAACCAGTTTTTCATGCCTTGAGATGATATCTCAAATAACCCATTAGGTTGTAATGCCATTACAGCACCACGTCTAGCATCTGTGAAGAATAAATCATTCCCCCATTTAGTAAAACTCTCTGGGTTTAAACTAATTCCATACTCACCTTCGTAAGAAATCTGAGTACCCAATACCTCAGGAATGGATGCAACAACGCCTCCACCTGTAGAGTCACTCAATAAATTCTTACCATAAAGAACCTTAGATACTTTACTTTCTTGTAATACAATTAAATCTGTATCACGAGAGAATAATTTTTGAATAGACCCAAAGAATCTATCTAAATACTTAAAGTTACCAAGTGATAAGTTAAACTCATTTAACCTATTAATTGCAGTTGTTTCAGTATAAATACCACTATATGTTAGTGCTTGAACAACTGTTTGTTGTTCGTATCCTTCAATAGTTGAATTAGCACGTGGACTAAATTGCATTGTTGCAGAATTAAAGTCATCTCTAATTCTAAAACTTTCTACTCCATTACCAAATGAGAATGCGTTAAAATCGGAATTAAAGTTAAACGTGTTTAAACTTATTATCGCCGGAGCACCCAATGCAATATTCTGATTGTCAACATTTCCATAGTGATTGCCATCGATAATAGGATACGTTTGTGAAAGCTCATAATATATATCTTGGTTGGTGTCTAATGGAACTGTTTCAAACAAAGATGGGAACTCAGACTGCTGTAATGAAAACTGTGTATCAATAGCAGGTTCAACTCCCCCCTGGAATGAATAAAAATACATGTACACAGGGTACGTCAAAGTGCTTGGAGCAATAGTTGACCCTTGTGATATAAGACCTGGTCTACCAGTAGAAACTAATACCCCACGTCTAAAGCAAACATTCTTAGGCCCAATACTTTGATCTGATTCATCTAAAGCAATCCATTTCTGATATGCTCCATCTTCAATAAACCACTCCTCAATATTTACGTAATCTTTTGTTGATATAAATGTTTGAGTAATCCATTGGTCAGTACCGTTAGTCTCCTTGTATTTAAACGTCAATATAGCACCTGCATTAACAGGTCTATCTTGATTATCACCCGGTGATGGACTCCATCCATCTAAAGTAAAAAATACGCCCGGTACAGGAGTGCTATGGTCAATAAGCCCACCAAATATATTTAAACATACATCTTCTAAATTACCTCTACAATTAACAACCCAATAGTCCTTTGTTCTGTGGCCTGTGTTTGACAAGAATCTAATAGAACAAGTACTACCTGAATAAGTTAGTGTTTGGTCAGCAGCTGAGTTAATTGTAATTCCACTAGCAACTAATACTTTGTAGTTGCCATCATATGAAACATAATACTTAAATGTATCAGCTACACCTGATGTAGAGTCAATCTCAACATAGAACCTAGCATCATTTGCTCCTGTGTAAGCATTGCTTGCACCTACTATCATATCGTTGATGCCAACACCATAAAAAATAGCGTTCTCAGCAACATTAAATCTATCCGTAACTAGTGTGCTAGGTGGATCTTCTCCACCTCCAACATTGTAGTCGTAGAAATATGTAAGAGGAGGCAATACAGATGACTCTATCTTAATTCTAAAGTATACACCAGCAGGCTGATTAGAATCAGCACTGTTTAAGAAGTTTGCATTCTTAGATTGGATATCTAATATCTTATACTGAATATTAGTATTATTTGTTGCACTCTTAAGATATACGTAAGAGCCAACAGATATTTTATCTTGGTCTGCTTGGTTAATTAAAAACCACTTGAATTGCCCGTCTTCAAAATAAGTCAATGGGAATACGTTATAGTATTCTTGCTTATCTTGCTTAATTACAAATCTATAATGAGTCGCAAAAGAAGGTGGCTCATAAGTACCATCAATAGTTACACGGATATTATTTCCGGTGATAGCATTTGATGCAGGAATATAAATTGTGTTAGTATTCTCTGTTGGTGTAATTACAGTAGTCATTCTACCATAATCATCTAAATATACAATACCTATTTCGTAATCTCTATTACTCTTAAATGTAGGAGTAGGAGTGCCGCTTAAAATAGATTGCGTTACTAATGATAATGAGAAAGCTGGGTTAATTGGCTCCTTATTTTCCTTTAATAAATTAAAGAACTGAGTATAGTTGCCATACACCAATCTACTACCAATTAATTCTTGAGACTTCGCCTTAATTGGCACGTTGTCAAAAAGTCTATTTAATTGCTCAGCAGGAAGTAACGTGAATACTTTATTGTTTTTGAACTTAAAAGAATACTCTGTATTGTCGTTATAATTATTTAGCTCTTTAACTAAGCTATCAATTATGTATGTGTTAGTACTTTGAGTGTCTCTAAATACTAATTGGATTTCTTTTACGTTCTTTGACCCAGAGTTAAAAGTTATATCTGCTGTGTTAAAGTTATTAACCATAGATATGTTTTCTGACACTCCATAATCGTAAGCATATTCTTTTGGGAAGAATGCTACAGGTGAAAATGGAGACAATGCGCTGTACTCATTATCTAAATACTTGTAGCGATAAGAAAAGTAAAGAAACTTATTCTCTAAATTATTAGCTTCTCCTTCTGAATATAAATTAATTGCAGGAGCCTCTAATGGAGGGGCTAAGATAACATTTATGTCAGCTTCAGTAAACCCATCTACTGCATAATTCTTTGCACGATCAACATTAATCCTACGTGGAGGATTTAGGTTGTCAGTCCAAAAAAGAAGTCCGTTGATATAGTTGATGCCTGTAACGAAATACGCCTTGTCAAAGCCAAGCAATGAAGTCGTAGTGGGTGTTAACTTAGTAGCCCGAAGTACAGGAGTTGTTATATCTAACGTTTCGTTATACTCATACACCGCATCTAATGTGTCAGATGCCACCAACCAATAAATAGAATTGTTAGCCTCAACAGCCAGCGAGCCAATGCAAGTAGCATTAGTTAACTCCAAGTCTTCGCCTTTTAAAATATTACCCAAATAGTTTTGGGCTACACCATTACGACTGCCATCCTCCTCAACAAATGCACCATCAGAGTCGCCTACAATAATATTAAGCGCATCTCGATATGCCCCATCAGGTAAGAAGTGTGGGTCGAGGTCCTTATTCATAACCCCTGAAAGGAAATTTCTTTGAAGTTCTATCATTTACTTAATCCACTTAGATTGGCCTCTCATGCTCATTAGCAAGCGACCTGGGTGTAAATTACTTAATCTAATCTTTGTGTTTCTCCAGTTGGAAACCTTTTCTTTGCGAGCTCTGTTAATAACATACTCAGGCTGATTTGCCTTAGTATTTAAAATAGCCCACTTAATATATGAGTAGATATACTCTTCTGCTAACTTATTGATAACAATTTGATTGTCGTCACCTGGATACAACCCGTCAGAAATATATTCTAATACCACAGAGCGATTAAACATGCCTGAGCTAAAGTTAATAACTCCGGCTGCTTTATCTACTCTAAATGTTGGGTTAACGTTTGCTACCTCGGTGTTTAATCCATAAGCAGCACCGAATCCCCAAGTGAAATACCAAAGACCATCTACATACCAACCCCACTGATTATTGAATGGACATAACATATAGTTCTCACCATCAATACGGGATAAGTCTAATTTAGATGTTCCTTGTAATGCATTGCCTTGATCATCAAATAAGATTTGATATTCATCATCCTGCAAGAATTCAATAGATGAATTAGCTTGAGGATTCTCAGTCATTGGGTACAAATTACCACCCCAAAATAAAGATACACGAACATAGTTTACGTAATCTGGAGGCAAGATAAATTTAAGGTCATGCCCAACTTCTAGCTGTAAAGCATTAATCTGGCGATTACCATCATAGTTTAATTCCTGTACCGCTCTTTTGGCGTGGAATAAAACTTTATATCTATTGATATTATTTAATAAATCTCCATCGTCTGTATACATCAAGATGAAGTTGTTTACAACATCACCTAATGTTACATTCTGATACGTGCCCCAATTGGCATCGGTAGGGGAGACCCCATCATTGGTATAATATTTTTCCTGATTCATTATTGTTGTTTTTGATCAGTGTACGTTTCTTCTGCTTTAGCTGCTTGAACTACATCAGCTTCTCTAATACTTACTCCTGCATATTGGCAAATCTTAACCACCAACTTAGGGAAATCAGATATAGCTAATTCAAAATCTTGGTAGTCATTTGCTGATTGGTTAAATAAAGGACTACCGTTTACGACCGTATAAGTCCACTTAGGGTCAGCTGGGTAGCGAACATAGTAGATATTAATATCGTCTGTAATAGTAGTTGGGTATACAGTTATTTGATTGCCCTGCATAACGTATGTAGGATATGTTTCTGTAGGTGCCGTTAAATTGGAATTAAGCAAATAATGTAACTTCTCTTGATTAACGTGAGTAACCTCTTTGCCATTATAGTACAGTACGTTTAATAAGAAAAAGTTTTCAGGCAAGTCAAATTTATCATCTGTGTTATTATAAACCAAGTCTGTGTTCTTAGAAAAGAAATCAATAGTTTGGTCTATTTGCTTAGTGATATCTGAGTATCCACTAGTTTCCATGCCCTTCATGTCCTTTATTTTGGACTGCTGAAAGTCAAAGAAGTATTGCATGAACAATTCTAACTGAGCCTGCTTCGCAAAGCTGTTGAATTCTTCTGGAGTAATAAACCCATTATTATCCTTATTGATAATATTTAGGACAGTATTTCGTACGGAATTTATCATAATGACAAAGATAATAAAAAAAGGGCACTAGATGTGCCCTCTTAATTTAACGATATTTTTTAGATAGTAACTCGTAAATATCTAATCCATCATTACTTTGTAGCCAAGACACAAGTAGTTTCACTGGGTCTTCTCCAAATGGGACACCCATTAACTTGTTTTTATTGTCAGGCAGGTTAAAGAAGATGTCACGTTTCTTATTCTTTAATACAAACGTTCCATCTTGAAATGCTTTAGCTGCAATATCATTCAGCTTAAGCTCAGGATCATTTAACATATTCATGAAATCATAAGGATGATTACGTGCATATAAAATTAAATCACGTCTTAATTCCTCTGTAGTTAAACGATCAACACGTGCACCTAATAACACACGTCCTAATGCATCTGCAGTATTGATATCTAAATCACGTGCAGCAAGTTGTGCATCCAATTGAGAGTACATAACTTCAATCTGATTGTTTGCATCTCTTTGAGTATCAACCTCTTCGAATAACACACCATTGTCTGGGTGGAATTCTAAAAATTGTTGTAATACTTGATTGTACTTATTAACAGCTAATAAACCATCTTCAAAGATGATTGGCTCTAAAATGAAGTTACCATCTTGTTCGTCTTCAAATGGAGACTTTTGGTTAACTGCATAACGCAATGCACGGTTAAGACCTTTAGTTGTATCGAAGTACAATAAAGATTTGTTTCTAGTATTTCTACTAGCAAGCATAAAGCTGATAGGGAATGTTTTTCTTTTAAGGACATAGACCTTGTCCTTTAATTCTTTCTGAGTTGACATTATATTTGATTTTAAAATTTAAACAAAATTAAATAAGGGGAGACCGAAGCCTCCCCCTAAGTTTACTAGTTCTCGAACAAGAAGAAGTTGTTCGCACCAAGAGTACATAAAGCACGCTCAGATAAGAAGTTAACCTCCATTGCATCTAAAGAACTTGTTTGAGCACCACCAGCAGAACCAGTGATCCAAGTTTTGTAACGACGATCTTCAGTTTCAGAAGCACGGTAACGTACGTGTAAGAACGGACGCTTTGCATTCTTTCCTAAGATTTGATCGTATACGTTAGTAGAACCTGCAGGTACCAAGATACCGTTGATAGCTCCACCTACGATTCCACCACGAGTAGTTGCATCGTTTAAGTATTTCCAATCAGTCTTGTAGAAATCGTATCCACGCTTAAAGCCTGTGAAACCTAAGTTTAACGCCATTTGCTCGCTGTTATCGAACAAACCGTAAGAAGTACCACCTGAACCATAAGAGTTTTGAGATGCCAACATATCGTCGATATCGAAACCAAACTTACGGTTTAAGAAGATAACGTTCTCTTGGATTGCTCCTTGCTTGTCAAGACGTTGGATGATAGAATCGAAGTCAGACAAAGTAGTTGGGTTACCACCTGCCCAAACGTTTCCACGCTCTGCAACTGCATTGAATAAACCTTGAGTACCAGCAGCACCAGGTTGTACTTGAGAAGAAGCAACAGTTAAGTAAGTAGCAGCAGCTGAACCAGCTTCTGCAGGAACACCTTCAACCATTGACATCTCTAAGTAATCTTCGAAACGTAAACGAGTCTCGTGCTCAGATTTGATGTACCATAAGTAACCAGTAGCACCATTCTCAGAAGTTACTTCAACCCATCCGATTTGAGCCATATCAGAACCAGACACACTGTACTTGTCTTTGATGATGATTGGCTTGTTCTCGAAGAATAAGTCTTGAGACTCTAAAGAACCTTCCATTCCTAATGAACCCTTAGTGAATTCAGAACCGTAAACGAAAGCAGTAGAAGCAGTATCTACAGCGATTGATTGTCCTGAAGCAGCATAGTAAGCCACAGTGAAAGTGTTAGCAGCTGTATCTACTGCAGTAATAACCGCTTTGTCAGAAGCTGAACCAGCGTTTGCAGATAAGAATACAGTTTGGTTAACACGGAAGTTAACAGTTACATCTGCATCTTCAACAGTCCACACAGCTGTATCTTGTCCTGCAGCAGCTGCTGAAGTACAGTTTACATACTTAGTGTGTAAACGACCTTGCTCTGCCCATTTGATTAAGTCAGAGTTAGAAGGTAATTCTGCACCTACCATACGTAAGAAAGATGCAATAGAACGATTACCATAACGCTCGAATTCAGCCTCGTAAGTATCAGGTAGATACTGGTTTAAGAAGTCGAAGTTAGTAATGTAGTTTGTAGGCAATGTTGCCTTTACCGCTGAGGGCTCTAATTGAAAGCCCGGGGTAGCTTGAACTGATCCAGCCATTTGTTTGTTGTTTAGTTTTTAGTTTTTAAATGATTTAATCTTAAGTCTGTTACCGTGATCACTATCCATTGCTGTTACTTTAAATCCACCTTTCTCGATGTTTTGCGGAGCATTTCTAATACTCATATCAATGTTTTTACTTTGTCGAGCACTGTCATCGATTGCATCGGCTTTTCCCATATCATAGAAAAATTTAGCCATTGCATCTGGGTTCATTGCCGCAGCAATTGTTTTGTGATACTGTTTAGCATCCTTAATGTATCCATCTTCATTAACAAAATTGTTAAAGAATTTAGAAATGTCTGTTTGTTGAGCTTTCAGCTGCTCTGGAGTCCCCGGTTTATAAGAAATCTCTTTATCTCCAATCTTGAAATCAAAACCTTTGAATTCATCAGAGAATAAATCGTTTGTCTTATTAATAAAGTACTCCGATTTTTTAGCCTGCTCCTGCTGCATAGCAGAAGAAGAGCTGATATATTGCTTGTAAGATTCCAAAGCCTCTCTGTCCTCATCAGGAATAGTAGACTCCATCCTCGACTCAAGGGGAGCTTTGTATTTTTCCTTTTGTTCTTCAAAGTACTTTGACGCCTTGCCAAGTTCTTTTTTAAGTGCTAATTTTTTGCGTTTGATTTCTTTCTCATCATCCTCATCTTCATCATAGCTAAATCTTGATTCGTACTCGAATGCGATATCCTCATCATCAAAATCAGGATTAGTCTCACGCATATAATCAGCTAGAAGTCTTTCTGGTGTAACCTTAGAAAAATCTTGGTTAACACGGTAAAAGTCTTCTAAACCACGCCCTGTCTCTTTCTTAAATTTTAAGAAAGCATTAACATCTTCAGGTAGTAACTCCTGTTGAGGCTGTGGCTTTTCTGTAAACAATTCATCCAAAGAGGTTACCTCCTTGTTGAATTTGGTTTTTAAATATGAAAGAACGTCGTTGTCGCCAAATTGTGGCTGACTTTCAATAACTTCCTGAGTTGCCTCGGTAGTTGCATTTAACTCTGCGGCCATCTCCTCTATAGGAGCGGTCTTTTCAGCGTGTTCGTCAAGCAATTGTTGCTCAACCTCTGCTACAGACTTCTCTTCGAAGTCCACTAGTTTTACTTGAATATTATCCATTTGATTTAATTTAGTTGCACAAAAGTAGTAATAAAATTTATCTTGGGTTAAACTCCTCTAAACTGAAGCCGTCTAACGAATCTTCTTGAGACTCAAAGTTCATTGCAGGTAGGTCTTTTTGACGTTGCTCAATTAACTTTGATTGCTGAGTAGCTTGGAGTTTTGTGCGATCATCCTTAGCTTTCTCTTTGTCCATATCTAGTTGCTTAATCTTCTCAACCTCCATACCTTTTAGTTGCATGTTGTAATTGAATTCAACCGACATTAATTGCTCTTTAATCTGAGCTTCAGCTTGCATTCTTTGTACATCCAACTGCATTTGGTTTTGAGCAATCATAGCTTTAGCTTGCGCCTCAGCTTGAATAGCTTGTAACTTAAATTGAGCGGCCGCTTGAGAAGATTGGATATTACCCTGAGTTTGCATTTGGATTTTTGCTTGCTCATTATCCATATCTTGCTTCTGCTTATTCTTACGTTTAAGTTTTAGCAATTCGTTGGCAATTTTAATATTCTTCATTTGACGGATATCAATAGCGTCCTCAAGCGTGATTTGATCACGTTGTAAAGCCATCTGAATATTCGCTTCTAGTTGACCTCTTTCTTCTTCGTCAGGAGCAACCTCAATAAATATACCAAAGTCATGTAAGTACAAGTCTTTAATTTCTTCTAAAATAGCAACATTGTATTTACCAATTTGCATTGTAAACTCTTCTTTGAAATCAGAGTATTCTAATATATCCGCAACACGAAGAGACAACGCCTCCGATAGCCTGCGAGTAATAAATAAACTTCCCTCTAAGATGTGACGAGTTGCAGTATTTGAATTAAGTGCTGCAAGCTTTTGAACACCTACTAATGCATCAGGGTTTGGAGTAGAAGCATCACGTGCTTCGTTCAATCCTGTTACATCACGGATCATGCTAAGGTACTGATTGTATGCATTAATCAATGCAGTAATCTTACCTTGGCCACTATTAGTATTGAGTTCTTGAATTGGAACACGGCCATGGTTTAAGTCACCATCAGTTGTCATGCTACGTCCAATAACACTACCCGTTTGGAAATACAAACGAAGAGCATCTTCTGGGTTGTAAGCACCACCTGTACCTAAGTCAACCTCATTAATACCATCAGCATCAATGAACACACCATCTGGTACAACACGTTGAAGAACTTGTTGTAATTTAAGATGGGTCATTTGAATTAAGTCAGCAAAAGGAATCATACGACGAGTCAGTGACTCAACAATTCCTTTGTACATTCTTGGTGCTACAGCTATATATTGTGGTAATGCATACTGAGAAGCAGATTTAGGGCGAACCATATTGCGAGCAAGCTCCCACTTAAGTAAATAAGGAGATCCAGGTACCATAATACCTTCGTACCATACGTCAATTCTCTTCTCAATTCTCTCAAACCTTTCTTCAGTTCCTTCCGGAGGATTAAAGTTCTCATTTTTTTGGATTACACGAACTCCATTGTTCTCAAGATATTTCTTCTTGTAAACAAATGTCTTATCTGTTTTGTAGTTAAAATATAATAATGTAACCACATCCCTATTAAAGATGTCGCTACGGTAAGGACGCATAATCCCATAATAATTGTACCACGCAGTTCCTAATTGCTGAATCTCTGCCAACTCCTCTTTTGTAATGTCTGGCTTAATCTTAATTAGTTCTGTGATTGGTACTTGCTTTACTTCTCCCCAATAGAAACAATCGTCAAATGTTGGGGACTCTGTGTAACTATATACAATGTTAGCGGGGTCAACATACTCCACACGAACTCCGGTTCCTGGAACAAATGAGTGCTTTACTACTCCTATGCCAATTGTTGTGATGTCGTAGTCGACCCTTTTACGAACGTCTTGGTAATGATTTAAGTCTAAGATAGTATTGATTGCCTCTTCTTCAGCAATCTCAATAGCAGGCTTATACTTAAGCTGCATATATAAAGATAACTCTTGTTCATTCTCAGGGATGTCTTGCTCAGGAATATTATAAGCATCAACACCTAACTGTTCTTTACCTATTTTTAAAACATCTTTTGCAATCATATCCCTCTCAACCATCTGTTGAAATCCAAATCGATTGTCCATTGACATTGCGTCTTGCGCATATGCTTTAACCTCAAATAAGCGATCGTGCATGCCATTAACAACAATGTCAACAAACTTAGGGATAATTGGAACTGGAGTCCAATCAAGGTTAATGTGCGACATATCGCCATCAACTTCTAATTGGCTCTTATATTTAGCTACCGGTTGTTCGCCTCTAGCATATAATCTAATGCGATGGAAATCAATCCATTGTGAATAATATCGGCAACTATTGCCTGTCTTTGCAAACCATTCGTATGAAATGCTTTGCCCAATTCTTAAGCCATATTCCCAAGATGCCTTTTCCTGATCAGTTGCTAACTGTGAGGGGAATTGGGTATCTGGCATTAATATTCCAAGAGGTTTGTTCATATCTTGTTAATTCTACTGAAGGAACCAGTGTTATCGTAAGTTGCAAATTTAATGCTTATTTTTGACTCTTTTTTCTCAGGCAAATATACGTGCTTTTGATTTGCCATAATAGCATATCCCGAACTAATTGACGCATCATACTTTGTTCTGTCGTTTATGTCGAATTTAGCCCAGTCTTGAAGTGTTCTATTAAACGGCATATTTCCTATTTCATCAGGCTGACGGTAGTTACCCTCCATGTCTAATCCTATATTACGTTCGATGTATGTCTCGATTCCAGTTGCATGTGCTTGCTTAATGTCTTCACTTGATGACGGTATACCACCAATCTCTCTTTCCGTGAAAGATAGTTTGTGTACATGCTTATCGGGCCTGTTCATTGAGAACCCACGGTAGCCTCTATTCTTAAAATGATATAAAAGTCTAGCCTTGTTATTCTCGCAAAGGATAGGCATACCATAGAACACACAAGCCATTAGGACCTCTTCAAAGAATATTTCTGCTGTCTGTGGACGAGCAATGTATTCTAAAAAGAAAGTATTGGATGGGGCTCCTGTCATATTAAACTTGGTCAATCCGTGAAGCGAACCGTTTGATCCACCAAAGGTCGCACCTGAGATGTCGTAGGGGTCACAACCAAACGCACCAATATGCTCATTGCCCGGATATCTATTCCCATTTTTAGTAATATAATTATTGTTTACGCCCGGCCCTGGTATCCAAGATACTAAGAACCTACCGTTTTTATCAGGAGTCCAAATAACTTTGGTGTCTTTCTCTCCGTTAGCCCAGTGAAAGTAGCCACGTGTTATTACGTGGTCTTGAACTAAGCTGTCATTGTAGTCTATCTGCTGATAAATTTTAGTCAAGTTAAATAAAGATGACTTGGTCTCATCACGGAAAGCGTGTGACTCTGTTCTAGGAAACTGACGATAGAATTCATTTAGTGCATCAGGATTAGCCTTTAGCGATGCAACTTCATTATTCCAATACTCAATTACCCCTTGCGTTATCCAAGTCCCCTCTGCCGAACGTACAGGCTTCTCAGGTCTTTCTAAGACTGCGTGACCATACTCGTCAATATATCCCTCAAAGTTATACTCCATCGGGATAAAGAGCGAATACAGACCTGAAATAGTCTGACCATTCTGGTTTCTTTTCTTGACGTTTGAGTCATAGTAAATCCGTTTATAGTTTTCTCCACCTTTGTCGAGTGCGTTTGATGTTGAACCCATCATACACTTGCCAATAATCCTGGCACCTAAACGAAGACAAGTTTTTCTAACACGCCAACCGTTCTCTATGTTCATAGGACGCTCTAACTTAGCAGCCTCATCCTCAACCAAATATAACAATTTTTCTCCATCATAACTGTTGTCCGCTGTGTTACGCCAGTCAATAGTTGTATCCAATCCGTCAATCTCTTCCTCGTTCTCCTCGTGCATATTCTTACGAGTAATCTTAGAAGCTGGGACACGGAATGCAAGTTCTGTTTTTGGTGCAGACATACCATCACGCACGGGTTGGAAAAAGAATGGATAGTTATTTGCAATCGGAACTACCTTATCGGTAAACATCTTCTTAGCATCGGGCCCCGTCTTAGATGTCAAACCTATACGAGCATCCTTAGCTAAGGTTGCGATGTTGACAGCTTCTGATGAAGCCATAAATGAGAAACCTGAACGACGGTTCTTAAGGTAGCACATGCCAAAGCATCTGCTGTCAGCCTTACACGCTTCCCAAAATATAAAGAATATTCTGTTTGATTCACGGAAGTCAGGATGACCTACGTCAGTCTTTGACCATTGCAAGTACATATAATGTGCACCTGTGATATAAGTCTTATCGCCATTATTAATAAACCAATAGCCTAGCTCACGTCTGTCAAACTCTTTCTCGATGTAGTCTACCCATTGAGACTTAAATGAATTGTCACGACGGTTCCAATCAAAGATGGTCTTGATGCGAGATAGCTCTTTAGGTAGCTCTGTGGCTTTCCACTTGTTACCATCGTAGTCAACCTTGTCGGGAGCCAATGGTAGAGCAACTCTTAGGCCACTGATATTGTAGACCTCTCCAATCGTGCCATCTTTTGACACGACCACAAAGTCGTACTCAGGGTCCCAACCATACTCCCAATCTTTCTTTGCATTTCTTTTTGCAAGAATCTTATCAGGAACGGTAGACTCATCAATGTAAAATAAACTCATATCTTTTTTAAGAATGCAACTTGAACAATTCTAGAATCTTCTCCTTGTCCATAATTATTATAGATATTCCTAGAATGTGGAATTATAGAATCAAATACAAACAACCTATTAAACTTGGCGTTGGTAATCAATATTTTATTGTAACATTCGTCATACAAAGTAGTACCATCTTCTTCAGGTGGATTCTTTGTTAGATATAATATAGCAGTCAAGTCGCCCATCATTTCATCTGTATGAATAAAGTTTGGTTCTACTTGCCCCTCAGGAGATATACGAATAAAGTTATGAGCAATCTCATAATCAGGGTGCATATTTAATAATAACTGGGCAAACTCATCTCCATCTCTAGGCTGTATTCCTTTAAACACTTTGTCTCCATCTGGCACATCATAGAATTCACCACTTAAAACATCTTGTAAGTGTTGATCGGGGTTCGGCAAAAAATTGTCTATTACCATTATTTAGTCTTTGCTCTTTGTTCTGCGAACCCACGGTTGGTAGGTGCAGAGTTACCAACTACTCCCTCGATAATATTATTCTCCTCCTCGACTCTTTTAAGAATCTCAAAAGCGTCCATGATAGCCAATTTCTTTGCTGCCGCTGCATTCTTAAGTTTGTCTGCAGACAAGTCATCATCCATGTGGGTGACAATCTTTTCCTCAGCAACCTTGATTAACTCCTCAACGGCTTTATACCCAGAGTCAATGATGCGTTTCTTTAACTCAGTTATTTTGTTCATCTAATTTAATTGTTAGATTCTTAGTATACATACGGTACACTTTCTGACCATCAATATAGAATGGATACTCGCTCTCAGGCTCAAACGTGACCGTGTCACCCTCTTTTAATCCTAATGCTAGTGCTTCTTCATTCGGGTACTTTATCGTGCCTACAAGAGGCTTCTCTGCGTCCGCAGTAAGTATGCCTGTGTAGTCATTCTCCACAGGAGAAATAAACACGTAGCGACCAATACCAATCCAATCTGCACCAGGTTTCTTGTATGCATACGGATCATCAATAAAGTACAAGTCCTCTCGGAAGTAATTCCAAGCAGACTTCTCTCTACCACGCATATCGTAATACAACCTAAAAGTATTGTGATGCACAATAATCGTATCGCCTGGTTCAACAGGACCCTCGTATCCAATAGGCGTAGAGATAACAACAGCCTCACGCATAGTGGCAAGGTGGTCTTCTTTCGATGTAGAAATAATGAGCTCTCCCCTCGTGTTGTCATATCTCTTGCCATCACGGGGTTGCACTATAAAGTAAAATGGGGACTTCATATTAGAAATCTATATTATATTCAATTAAGAATGGCATGTTGCCATTAATCTTTTTCCATAAGACCACCTCATCATTAGCCTCGATGTAGATTTCAATATCTCCTGCATCGGTCTGACGAATCAAATGTATCTTATAGTTTCCTTGTAGCACAGATTGATTATGCATATAATTCATTGCATTCTTATAATCTGCACCAACTGATATCTTACGAATTACCATCTTTATTCTTGATTTCTCCAGTAGCAAAGTCAATCGTGATATCTCCGTACTTAGCGTGTAGTTCTTGCTGAATGCTAACGTGCGTTGCACCAGCTACATCTAATTGAGCTAAAACAGATTGCTTCTCTAACTTGGTGTTGTGGATTTGAATCTCAGCGTCTGCCAAAGCATTGCGAAGATTTCTGATTTCTGTGTGAGCCGCTCTGAAACGGTCCAACTCGTCTTGTGTTAATTTATCCATTGTATTATATTTTTTTGTAAAAGTACTAATTATATTTTAATTTTAGCATATGAAGCTACTATACTTAATTCCTCACTGTTCAACTGGCGGGATGCCTGCATTTGTTTTACAAAGTATTATCTGCAGTAATTTAGATATAGAGGTGGTAGAGTATCAATGCCATAGCCTAGATTATGTCGTACAACGTAATGCCATTAAAAGTCTTGTTCCTTTTCATACTTTGCACGAGGACAAGATGGAATTATTTAATATCATAGCTAAGTTCAACCCTGACATTGTTCACATTCACGAGCCAGCTGAACGCTTTAATCGTGATATGATATCTGAATTATATCGTGAAGACCGAAGGTACAGAATTGTGGAGACGTGTCACGACGTGTCATTTAACCATGACAAAGAAAAGATATTTAATCCTGATGCGTATTACTTCTGCACACCATATCACTTAGAGACATTCGCTTCATCGCCATCTTACAAAGAGGTGATTGAGTTTCCAATAGATGATAAAAGAAATGACCTGTATCTAAATCCTTTTGACACAAGAGAAATAAACGTAGTCAATGTGGGATTATGGACTCCTGGTAAAAACCAAGCTGAGGGTCTTGAAATAGCTAAGAAGTATCCACATATGAACTTTCACTTTGTTGGAAACCAAGCTATAAATTTCAAGCATTACTGGGAGCCATTAATGAAGGATTTGCCAGCCAATGTGAAAATATGGGGAGAAAGAAGAGATGTAGAAAATTATATGAGATGGGCAGATATATTTATGTTCAACTCTACTTGGGAGTGTAACCCTTTGGTATTACGTGAGGCAATATCTTTTGGTAAGCCAATTATAGCTCACAACCTGCCACAATATGGCTCAATGTTTAATAAGTATATTCAACCCATAGATACTGACTTAAATACTATTAAATGTAATTACACTATACCTACAGATAATACATCTTGGAAATTCTGGGATAAACAAATGGCATTCTATAATAAAGTAATGACACTAGACAAACAAGAACAAGATGTAACCATCATCCAACACTTTGTTGGTCAACCATACCTAGAAATTAAATCAGGACTGAAAGCCGACTTTAAGGTACAATACTTTGATGGCGACAAGTTAGTCTACGAGAATACTATCGGATCAAATAGTTGGGTAAAACTAAATAGACAATACTATACTAAGTGGCATAGTAAAGTCTATATGGATGGTAAACTAATTCACGATAACGTACTCGACCTAGAAGGCAAGCGTGTGTACATCGCTATATCTAGTAAGTCATTAGGCGACACAATTGCTTGGGCTCCATACGCTTTAGAATTCCAAAAGAAGCATAAGTGTAAAGTAATTATGTCAACTTTTTTGAACAAAATACTTGACATTCCTGAAATAGAGTTAGTAAAACCTGGAACAGTGGTGCCTAACGTGTATGCTCAATATAACATTGGCTGGTTCTACGACACAAACAAAGAGCCTGAACTACCTAACACAATTAAATTACAAGAGGCAGCTACTAAGATATTAGGACTTGAGTTTAAAGAGATTATGCCTAAATTAAAGTATGAGCCAGGTAATAATAACTATGGTAAATATATTACGATAGCTACTAATTCTACAGCTGGGTGTAAGTTTTGGACAAAAGAGGGATGGCAAGGAGTGATAAACTATTTGCACGGAAAAGGCTACAAAGTAATTAATGTATCACTTGAGCCTAATCCTTTTGATAACTGTGAGCAGATTATTAATTATGACATCCAAAAGACAATGGCTATTATTCACCATAGTCAATTTTACCTAGGCTTAGGCAGCGGAGTCTCATGGTTAGCAAATGCATTAGGGAAAGAAGTAGTTATGATTAATAACTTCGCTGCAGATGGCCACGAGTTTGAGTGTATACGTGTGACTAACAAGTCAGTATGCAACAGTTGTTGGAACAACCCTAACTTTAAATTCGATGCGGGGGATTGGGACTGGTGCCCCATCTTTAAAAATACTCCCCGACATTTTGAGTGCCAGAGGAGTATATCTGCTGATGATGTAATATTACTTCTTAGTAAAAACGCCAAGCAATTGGGCCTTAGCTAAAACAGTAATAGTCTCACTGTCTTTCACAAAAGTCTTAAGAGTCTCTTGATCCGACGTATCTAGGTCAAGAACTTCACCTTTGTTTAAAGCAAGAGCCCATTCCCAATACTTCACAGCATCACCCTTGGTCTGCTGAATAAGTGTGTTAGCTAATAACTTTCCAGAATTAGCACCTTCTAGTTCTTTACCGTCTAAATCGGTTAGATTAAAATTAAAGTTTAGTTTCATATTTATGTTATTTTTAACAAATTTAAGCAATAGGTTCTTCAGATGCAACTACTTCCTCTACAATAGGTTCAGGCGTAGGCTCAGGAGTAGGCTCAGGAGGAACCGGAGGAATATAGTCTCCTGTGATGGTTAGGTTTAATTGCTCTGCAATCCAATCCCAAGCAAAAACGTCACTCTGCCATTCAGCATAAGCCTCGCCTGTCATTGATAAGTTACCTTGAGCAAGTTGTGTACCTACATTACCATTTTCTGTTGTAGAAAATAACCCGTACCAAAAAGTAGCAGATGTGTTTAAAGTTACATTAACTGCATAAGCATTTAATATAGTTGCTTGTTGTACTGTGCCATTGTCCCAAATAGAGACTGGTGAAATTGTTTTCATGTATATATTTTTTTTAAAATTACTAAAAATTAAGGACAACCTGTTTGTCCTGACACTATTTGTATTGACCCATTGTATCCTGCAGGCAGCGTAGTTTGCGATGTCCCATTATAAGTATAGAACACAGGAGTAATACTAGGCAATACATATCTCTGTCCTACTCCTAATGTAGGAGCAATCTTTGTCCACGCAGCAGCACCACCTGAGCAGTTATTAAGCTGGTAGTAGGTAGCAGGAGTAGCAACTAAATTACTCTTTACTACTAACTGATTATTACTCTTGCCTGCCAATGGAGCTGCTTGAATATCAACCGCTGATAATGCACCTGTTTTTGTTATCTCCCTGTTGCTAGGTATGCCCGGAGGAGGGATTGAACCAATTTGTATGAACACATTATTGTCTACAGCATTCTGTAGATTTGCCCAACTAACACATTGATTACTTGCTAAACCTGCCCAAGACATATTAGTTTAAGTTTAGTTGTTTCTCTAATTCTTCCACACGTTTCTCTAGTCTTGCAATCTTAGCTGTATGTACCTCACGATAAGAAAGACTTAATAAACCTTTGTCTCCAACACTTACTGCACTTGGTAATATCCCTTGTACATCTTGTGCAAAATATCCAAGCTCTTCCTTACCATCCTTAATGTACAACTTAGCTGTAACAGATTCAATTCCTCTAGCTTCATAGTTATCTACAAGTAGAGTCTTAATAGTTTTATCTGATGACTCAAAGAATGATGTTGCTGTAACAGAGCCGCTAAATGTTGTTGCACCAGCTGATGTTATAAGAAGTATTTGTCCTGCAGCTCCTGTACCTATACTAAAATCATTTCCAGCAGAACCAATGTTACCTAGTGACCAGTTTACATTTGCCGCAAAACCTATTCTTCCCCAATATTGGCCTGAACCATAATCATAATAACCAAACCTTATTCTATCATCTGCTCCAGGTGTATTAAGGGCTGAATATGCAGCATTAGCACTAAATAATCCATCTTGTGTATATGCATAAAATCCACACCTAAATTTTAAGAATGAACTAAAAATTCCTGTTCCTGCAACATTTAATTTATATCCATTATCCGTTGTGGTGCCAATTAACACATTGCCTCCATCTCCATTTAATACTAAAGGTCTATAAGCTACAGCTTGTTCTACAGCTTGTATTCTACCATATCCTGAAGAGTGATATCCTAATATTAATTGTTGATTAAAATTGCTACCTCTTCTGATAATAAACTGCTCATTTCCCGAGTCTGTAGAAATTAATACTTGACCATCAAATCTACCCGTTCCTGAAACGTACAATCTGTTTCCCGCATCCGTTGTGGTACCTATTAGGACGTTACCTCCATTTTTTACTAATATTAAATTCGGATTGCCACTGCTAACATTCGCAAATTCCCACATACTTCGCCAAGCACTACCATTAAATGCCGCAGCAACAATTGTACTTCCATTAGTTCCTGCACTACTAGGAATTATTGTTAAATTATTATTAACAACATTATCAATATATAATAATGTTCCTGATAGTAAATCTCCTCCACCTGTATAATTTGATGCAATTCTAAATGTGCTTTGTGTTCCTGTTATATTTAAAGATTGACCATTTAATGTGCCACCTGCTGTAATATTAGTTCCTGCGGTAATACTACTTTGAAAGCTAGCGGCTCCATTAGACGCTATTCGAAATCTAATTTCATTAGCAGTAAACGCAACTAAATCATTTACATCACATCCTATTCTTGTATTAAAATCATTTGTAGATGTTGTACCTTGAAATGATAAAGTTGAAATTGCTCCATTACTACTTCTAATTACAGCAGGTACAGCATCATTTGTTGATACAACCGTAAGTGTTCTACCTGTGCCACTAAACCTCCCCGTACCATTCACATCAAGTCTGAAGCCTGCGTCTGTTGTTCCATTTATTGTTATATTACCTGATGAAGCAACAGTAATATTGTGACGTGCTGCTGTGTTATCATAACACATATAAAAAGTGCCATCTCCAGCACCCATTGAATAATTACGAATTCCTCCTTGTAAATTTATAACTGCATAACCTGATGCATTAATTGATAATTGTTTGGTTGTTGTACCACTTCCCCAAGCAGTATTAACAGGAGTTAATGTGTTAATCCCTAATGAACCAGCTGATGTTAAATGCATTTGATTAGTAGCTGCAATGCCTCCCCAATACAACCCACCCCCATTTGCATACATTGCAATATATCCACTTGAAGCCACAGATTTAAGTGCAAGAGAATTTAAAAATTCTATATCTCCCCCACTCGTTATACTCATACGTTCAATAGGAGTTTGAGATGCTCCATCCGCACAAGTACTAAAAACAAGATTTGCTCCCATTGCAGGAGAAGATCCTCCGTTAGGAACTAATTTAGCTCCAATATAAGCAACGTCTCTTTGTGTAGTATTTGAAAGATCGTAGCCTCTAAAGTTTATATATCCAGTAGCAGAAGAAAATATATTATTCCCAGGGACATCTATTCTTAAAACTTCTTGTAATGCACTACCTGTTATTGTGCCAGGATATATTTCAAGTTTTGCATTAGGTGTAGCCGTACCAATTCCTACATTTGTTGCATTGTCAAATATCTGACTATTACCAATAGTACTTGCACCCGTGAACTTAGGCACATAATTAATGGTTCCTGATATATTTGCCGTTGTCGCAATTGCAACACCTCTCCACGTTAATGCACCGCCATTAACTGCACCTAACGAATTACCTGTTGTTTCTGAAAAATTTATATATCCTCTGTCATTATTTTGAATACCTGCAACAAATATTGTATTAGCTATATTTCTATCTGAAATTGTTGCATCATCTCCTACATTTATTCCAATTGCACCATTTACTAATGTGATTGCACCTGTCATCGTACCTCCTGCTAATGGTAAATAAGCTCCTGTTGGTGAAACAGATGTGTTAACAGAGCCATCAGCCATTAAGAACTGAGAAGATGTACCACCTGACTTAATAAATTTATTAGCAGTGATGTCCCCACTAAATGATGCACTACCACTAGCATTTAAAGTGATTCCTCCAACCAACGATAATGGTTCACAAACAAATGCAGGGCCATCTGCTTTTACATATATACCTGCAGACCCTGGGTCAGTGTTAATGAAACTAGCCACATAATTATCAATCGCAGCACCTGATACAGTGATTGAGCCTGATGCCTCTGTGATAATACTATCTCCAATTGTATTGGCTCCTGTAGCCTTAGGTATTTTATTAGTTGTAAGTGTACCTGTAATCTGACCAACTGGAGTTGTACCTGATGATCCTGATGTTCCATTCACACCTGACGTGCCTGATGTACCGTTAACTCCACTAGTACCGTTCACTCCTGAAGTTCCGTTGATGCCTGATGTACCTGATACACCACTTGTTCCACTTGCTCCTGAACTTCCGCTTGAACCGCTTTCTCCACTTGTTCCACTACTGCCACTAACACCGCTTGTACCATCTACTCCTGACGTACCACTAACTCCTGATGTACCGCTTACTCCGCTTGTACCGTCAGCTCCTGAGGTTCCACTAGTACCCGACTCTCCACTAGTACCTGAAGAACCTGTAAGTCCTGAAGAGCCACTAGTTCCGTTAACACCGCTTGAACCTGATGTACCTGATGTGCCTGACTCAAATCCTATTGATGTAATTACATAAGAGTACTCAGAGTTCTCTGTGTAAAAATCTAATGCTCTTAATTGATTGTCATCATTGTTTACATATAAACTAACTAATACTTTCCATGTTGGGTCAATAGGTGTAGTTGCAAAAACTACATCTACAAAAACATTAGTAGGAGTTGTTGCGTTAACCCAAGCCAATGGGGCTGTATTTGTTAATACAGGGCTACCAATAGGTGTTCCGTTTGATTGGGTAAACTGAACACTAGCATATGTAGATATATTATCGCTTTGGTCTTCTTTTAAATATTCTAAAGTGAATCTTTGAACACCTGCCGGGATAATAGTAAATCCTAATTCTTCTGTAATAAATTGAGCTACTAACTTATCTTGCTCATTTGCTATTAAAGATACAGGTACAATAGACGGAGCTGGCAATGTTGTAGGCTCCTCACTCAAATTTTTGTATGGGGATATAGAACCTGCTTGTGAGTAGTTTAAATAATATATTCTACCACTAGATATTCCTTGAGCACCTGATGTACCTGCACTACCGTTAGTACCTGATGTGCCTGATGATCCTGTCAATCCTGATGACCCTGAAGTACCACTAGTACCTGTAGTACCTGATGTACCGCCTGTTCCGTCTGTACCTGAACTACCTGATGAGCCACTAGTTCCATCAATACCTGATGTGCCATTTACTCCTGAAGTGCCATCAATACCTGATGAGCCACTAGACCCTGAAGTACCACTAGTACCACCTGTGCCATCTGTACCCGAAGTACCGCCAGTACCATCTGTACCGCTAGTTCCTCCTGTGCCTGATGTGCCATCTATTCCACTTGACCCGCTAGTTCCTCCTGAACCACTTGAACCGCTAGTACCATCTATTCCCGATGTACCTCCTGTGCCATCTGTACCTGAACTACCTGATGTACCTGTTGTTCCTGACGTACCGTCTGTTCCATCGATACCATCAATACCTGACGTACCTGACGTACCACGTGTACCTGAGGTGCCGTCTGAACCATTCGTTCCGCTAGTACCTGATGTGCCACCTGTGCCTGATGAGCCTGATGTACCTGTTGTACCTGATGACCCACTTGTGCCAGCCGTGCCTGATGAGCCACTTGTACCTGTGGTGCCTGATGAGCCGCTTGTACCGTTTACGCCACTAGTGCCTGATGTACCTGTCGTACCACTTGTACCTGAAGTACCTGTAGTACCACTTGTACCACTCACGCCTGTGAATAAGCCAAATGTAACCGGCTCGTCTTCAGAAATAGTTCCTGAGTTACCGCCAATAAAATCTAAGTCTAAGAAATAATAATCGCCATCTTCAACAACAGCTGTTACTTTGTATAGTCCGTATTCGCTAGGGAATCCTGGTCGATTAACAAGAATAATCTTGTCGTTCCAAACTTCTTCAATGAATATACCTGGCTCTGTGTTGGCCATGGTTAAGAAAGAAACCTTGATGGTCCCTGCGAGTCCAATTACATCTACTGTATCAAATGGATGGTCGACTAACTCAAACGTCTTCGCAGGCTGCGTTTCTGTTGGAGCATACATTCTGTATGACCAATTAAAACTACCTGTATCAATAATACCTACACGATTGAAGTATTCCGCTACAGCGTTGGCTGTAAAGTTTTTGGTTAATTTATCTGGAGTTTGCCAGTCCGAGCCTATCCAACGGTCGTTACCGGTGACATCTAAATCGGGAGAATACGTTGAGATTCTAGCACACATAGGTGGTATCTTTGCTTGTTATCTTACAAAAATACGGAATTTTACAGATACTTATTTATTATACCATTATCCTTTTCATACTTACATCTAGCAGCATAAGCATCTTCTTCTGAAATAAAATGACCGATTGTTTTTTGCTTACCATTAATTTGCATAACTGCGACATACTTTTGTTTTGCTTTTATCCAAGTAACGCCAGTGTATTTACTAGTTGTATTTATTTTATTAAATCTATGACAATTGTTTTCAATCATTGACACCCATTCTAAATTAGAATAGTGATTGTTTAATTTGTTCCCATCTAGGTGATTCACAAAATCACGACCTTCTTCTCTAGGCAAAAATGCTTCAGCTACTAATCTGTGCACAGAATACTTCATTGGTTTACCATTTCTTCTAAGTGAAATTCTTTTATAACCTGCATTACTAATAAAAGGCGTTAATTCTTTTCCTGTTACAGGATATATAGATCCGTCTGACCTTTTATATTTCCTGTCTAATGATTTAACTTTTCCGCTTTCACTAACCATAAAGTGCCCTTCATAGCCAACAACATCTTTCCAAATTTCCATATAAAAAATAAGTCCTACAAAATCCACCGCATCTCACCTCGGTTTCATTTATAGGACTGTTTTTGTCTTTGTTGCGTAATGTGAGATGGCAACTACATGGCAAATGTAAAAATAAATAATATAAAAAACAAGTTATCTACCAGATGTTACTTTAAATAACATCACAATAGTAAACATTAAAGTAAGTACACTAATGTCTTGTGCAACTTTGCCTATTTTTAATGATTTATGTGAATCCAAGAGTATTTGATTCTCTTTTTTGCTTAGTAAATAAGCGTTCTCTGCGTTTTTAAGATAATTACTGTACTTGTTACGTTCTTCATCAAACGCACCAACTAACGTGCGAAGTGAATCAGCAGTAGCTTTTTTCTTGTCGTTATCTGACCTTAAATATTTAAATGTATTGTTGATTTCTTTTGCTTGACCTTCGGTCATCACAACAAGAGTATCTTTATTGATTATTCTTTTTGGATACTGTGCTATCGATAAGTGGCTCAATAATATAAGGCTCAATAATAAAACTATTAGCTTTGACTTGTAATTCTTCATTGGTCTTGGTTAGGTTTTCTATTTTATCTTCAAGTTTATCTATTTTCTGAACAGTAACTTCTATCTTACTAACCACAGCCTTATCAGCTTTCGTCACAGCACTAGATGCAAACAATCCTGTTTTTTGAGAACGCAACATAATCGCAGCAAAGTCATCATCCTTTGCTACAACGTTTTTATTATCTAAGTCATTCTCTTTTTTATCTTGATCAGCTATTACCGATGAGCAAGAAAACAAAACGATAACCGAAAAGATAAAAACTAGACTTCTCATTTTATTTGACCCAATTGTTGTAGAACCATGATTTTACTCGAACTAGCTGAGAGGAGAGAATCGGACCTGCGTAACTGATTAGTACACGCATCAACTTTGATTTCCATTTTGTCGATTTTGCCATTTTGTCTTTCTATTTGGTCTGTGAATGTATTACGAACATCAATGTATAAATATGATATTCCGATTAATGCTAAAAATAAAGTGCCAACAACTGGGTTCTTGGCAAAATCTTTGAATGATATAGGTAATGGGTTAGTGTCGACTTTTTTAAGTGCCATTATTAATTAGGGGTTAGTTTTTTATCAACTAAAGATATGATTTGTTTGGCTTTGTTATTATCAAAGAAATGCAAGTATATAAAGTACGCATCAATGCATAAGGCAGTTGCAACTATACACGATACGATAAAAATAGCTGCTCTCATTATCTTCCTTGCCCTCTGTTACGTTTAGTTTTTTTGTCTTTTGGTCCTGATGTCTTAGCATGCTTGCCCTTACGACGTACTCCGAATGTAATCTTCTTTGCTTCGGATGATACTTTTGATTTTGCCATTAGCTTAATAGGTTATAGTATTCTTTGAAATGTTTTTGTCTATCGGCAAGCCCAATTGTACCGCCATTTACTCTTTTAGTTACCGAAGTTACAACATCTGGAGAACTACCTCTGTCGCATATTGACCACAAGTTATTCTTCTTAAAAAAGAACCCTGCCGAAGCTAAGGCATATTTAGTTGCAACCAAGTCTGGATTAGCCATAATGTTTTCAGGTACTGTGGCATCAAATGCTTCATAATTGTCCTTACCAGTGAGCTGGATATAGCCTCTTCCACGGTGCTTCCACCCGTCTCCTGATGCTTCGCTACCATTACCCATTCTGTTACCATAAACTAAGTTAGCAATCTTCTCAGGCTTTCGTTCGTATGCTTTTGCTTTCTCAATAGTCTTAAAGTATTTCTTAAAGATAGTAAGCAAGCCCTTCGCACCATAGTTTAAGTTTTCTTGAACAGCTCTAAAGCCTCCGCTCTCATGGCCACATTGAGCCAAGAAATGAGCAAGTCTTAATGTATTAGTAATCCCAAATCTGGCAGCTGTATCAGGAATCTGATCAATCACTGCTTGCGGTATATGACCTTTAAGTGCATCTAGTTTGAATACTGGCAATCCTGCACCTCCTGTAGTTGTTAGTAATGCAGGAACTTCAATTGTATGAGCACTAGGAGCAAATACAACTGGAGCAAACATCTTTGCCCAAGTATTAGGCCCAACTATGCCATCAGGAGTCAAGCCGTTAGCAGACTGCCATCCTTTGACAGCGGCTTCTGTCTTTGGCCCAAACTTACCAATGACATCTACGCCAAGTAATGCTTGGAGCTTCTTTACTTCTTCTCCTGTTGATCCTACTCTTAATAGCATTTTACTTTAGTTTATAATAGTAATACACACCATACATAACCGTGCCGTCTACATTAGCTCCAGCTGTGATATTATAGATGTTGTCCTTTTTTGTTTTATAAATTAAGCCTGCCTGTGCACCTCTTACCCCAAGGGAGTTGTTAACCATAACGCCACCTCCAACGTATAATTGACGGACTGGTGGTGCATACTTAGTAATAGTTTTAGTCTCTTTAACAACCGGTATACTAAAATTATCACGTGTGCGTCTATATGTTATTTTATTTTCTTTAACCGTGTCCAAGACAGCAATGTACCCGTAATCGCCTATCTTGATTGTATCTTTGTAAACAACTTTGTTTATATACAATTTTAATAGAGCCATGTACTGCTCTTTCAATCGAGCATAGTTTGTATCAGGTAGCATCTCTGGTTTGGATGCCACCTCTACAATCACCTCTTTGTAAATGGGTACTTTCTTGACAATTACTGAATCGTATCTCTTCCAAGTAGTATCATGAACAGTAATCGTGTCATTAGGCTTTACCTCAGCATTCCTACTTCTTTCTCTCATAAAGAGAACTAGAAGCACCATGCTGATGACAAACATAATAATACTAACCTTCAGACTCTTCATATGGCTCGATTTGGCCACCTAGGGCTTTTTGTCTTTCTGTTTCGTTTTGGCGGTTCTTTACTTTCTCAAATGCTGAGATGCCAAAACAAGCCGCAGTTAATCCTGCAAAAATCTCTAATATAATCGGCTCAATAACAAACTGCTGTTGTAATGCCCCTGTAACGATATCAACTGTCCCATAGGCCACCAAAACTACGAATGATGCAAAACCTAAAACCGACTTTTCGTTAATCTCGTTGTCGTCTTTAAAAATGTCAATTAAAGCCATTTCTTTCTTTCTTT